TCACGTTCGCTTCGACGTGGGGAGCGATGCAGGCGCGGCAATCGAACCTCGAAAAACGCATCGAGGACGAACACCAGGCCCTGTTACATCACCTCGATAACAGCGTGGATAAGCGCGATTTCGTGCGTTTCCAGAAGGAAATGCGCGACGACCAGCGGGCCGCGCTGAACGAATACGTCACCCGGGCCGAGTTTACGCAGTTCTCGCAACAGCTCAATACGCGCCTCGACGACATGCGCGAATTGCTGGTCCAGATCAAAAGACAATGAGCCATCCGATTTACAAGCCCCGCCCGCTGCCGCGGAACCAGACGCCGGCCGAACGCTTCGCGAAGCGCATCAAAAGCCGCGCGCAGTTTGAGCGCGCGCTCGCGGCGCTGCCCGATGAGCGTATCCGCGAGCTGGTCCGGCGCGAAGTCGAACCCCTGTTGCCAGTAACGATCAAATGAGCGAGCGCCCAACGCGGACAGCCGCGTTTTTGAAAGCCTATCGAATCTGCGCCAATGTGACGCAGGCGGCGAAAGCCGCCGGCATTACGCGCGAAGCCCATTACAAACGCCTCGAGGCGGACGCGAAGTACCGCGCCGCGTTCGAGCGCGCCCGCATCGATGCCGGCCAGCGTTTGGAGGACGAAGCGGTAGAGCGCGCCACGAAAGGCGTTTGGGAGCCCCTGACGTATCAGGGGAATTTCACGTACCCGGAAAAGTGGGACGAAGAAAAAGAGCGGTTCATACCCGACCTCGATAAGCCGCCGCTCGGCGTGTGGAAGAAGAGCGACGGCTTGCTCATGGCGATGCACAAATCGTTTTTGCCGCATCGCTACGGTTCGCGCGTGGAAATCAGCGGGCCCGAAGGCGGGCCGATATCGCTCGAAACCGAGCGCCTGAAGGCGCTCACCGATGAAGAACTCGCGACGCTGTTGGCGCTCGCGCGCAAAATCCAAAACACTCAGGACACCACTGAACAATGAAAAAAGCATTTCTCTTGCTCGCCGCGGCCGTGCTCTGCGCGCCGGCGCAAAACCTGGTACCGGGAACCGGCGGAACGGTTACGACCGTAATCTCGAGCGCGAACGCTTCGGGCTCATGCTCAACCCCGAACCAGAAGCAATATAACTATCTGACCGGGCATACGTTCGTTTGTTCGGGCAACCCGGGCGCGATGACGTGGGCGGATGCGGGCGGCGGCACGGGCGCGAGCATCCCGACCACTACGAATCTGATTCAGGGCGACGGCACAGGCAACGGCGCGAACTCGGGAATTGCGCTCACTTCGGGACAGCCGAGCGCCACGCTGCCCCTGACCATCACCAGCGCGACCACGTTCTACGTTTGCCCTAGCGGTTTGTCGAATTGCGCCTATAACGGCGATGGCGGCAACGTCATTACCAGCATCAGCGATTCCAACTCAATCGCGGCGGCGCAAAGCAAGCTAACGCCCTGGGCGACGATCGCGCACGCCGCGGCCGTGCTCGCGAATGCGAACATAACCGCGCCCGTAACAGTCCAGCTCGCCGACACGAGCACATCCTGCTATCAGGACAAGGAAATCGTTTTCAACCCGACCGCAGCAGGCGGCGAGAAATACCAGATATTTGAAATCGGATGGTCGAACGCATCGGGGCAGACGATCAACTACACGGACGTATACCCCCAGAGTTACATCGAAATCAAGGGCAACATTTCGACGCCCGCAAATGTGAACTGGACCAGCGCGGCGACTTGCAGCGGAACCACCAGCGCAGGCCGAACGGCGGTTCGATTCCCGCACACCATCGCGGTAGTGCATGGAATCAATTTCAAGTATTGGGACGGGAACAATGTGGATAACGCCGCGGTTCAGGCGCAGGACCACAGCACGCTTTTTGTGGACAACCTGACCCACACGGGCGCAGGCGGCAGCGGTTCGCGCCTTGTATTGGGCACGTATCACACGCTGATGTTGTTGGGGCCGAACCTGAACGGCACCGAAACCGGCGTCGGCTTCATTGACAATTTTTCCGAAGCCACGACGCACACGCCGGCAGGCTACATGAGCAGCACCGTTACCAATAACACCTACGCAAAGGAAATCTGGATTGCGAACGAAGGATCGCACTTCACGGTTTGGGGTCCGACTACGCAATCCTTCAGCGGCACGGCCGCATTCACCGTTTACCGCGCCCAGGCAAACTCAGCCATTAACACCGCGCAGGCGGGTTCAGGCATCGGCACCGTGCCGTCAAACTTCACGCTGAGCGCCGCGAACAGCACTTTGCTTCAGGCGGATACTTCAGCCATCTTCAATAGTTGCCATTCGACAAACAACACGTGCAATCTCAGTTCATACGCGAAGCATTCAGGCGTAACGCTGGGCGGTATCGTTTTTGATTTCGACAACGCGCAGGCGGCGAGCGGATCGGATACCTACACTGGCGTGGGAACCATTATGTACTCGCCCTTCGGCACGCCTTCGGGTACGGCATTGGCGGGAGCAACGCTGAAGGCATCGACAGCCGTTAATACCCCCCTGATTCAGACCGCGACCAATTGCAGCTCGAGCGCCGCGCCCGCAGTTTGCGCCGCCGCGGCCAGCGGTTCGGTAGTTGTGGCGGCGGCGGCGACCACGGTTACCGTGAACACGACCGCAGTAACGGCGAGCAGTCAGATTCAGCTTACTTTCGATTCGAGTCTCGGAACGAAGCTCTCGGTTACCTGCAACACAACCCCGGTACAACCGACCGTGAGCGCGCGCACCAGCGGGACCAGCTTCACGATTACGGTTCCGAGCGCGCCAACGACGAATCCGGCCTGTTTCAGTTACTCCATCATCAATTAGCAGCCGACCACTCAAATGAGTGGTTGAAATCCCATCATTGAGCGCGCTCGAAGCCGAACAGCGGCGGCGGGCGCGCAACAAAATCACAACCTATTTCCCTGAGAATGGGCCCTGCCGGCGCGAGCTGTATGCGCGGCACATGGACTTCATCGCGGCCGGCGCTTCGCACCTCGAGCGGCTTTTCATGGCCGCGAACAGGGTAGGGAAAACGGATCTCGGCGCATACGAAACCACTTGCCATCTCACCGGGATCTATCCGGCCTGGTGGAACGGCAAGCGCTTTCCGCACGCTATCGACGCCTGGGCCGCGGGCATCAATAACGCGACCACGCGCGACGTAATCCAGCAAAAGCTATTAGGCAACCCGGGCGAAATCGGAACCGGGTTCATCCCGGGCGATTCCATCATCCACGTGAGCAATCGCCAGGGCCTGGCCGGCGCGGTGGATACGGTTTACGTCCGCCATGCGAGCGGCGGGCGCTCGGTTTTGGGCTTCAAATCCTACGAAATGGGCCGGGAAAGCTTCCAGGGCACGGCCAAACATCTTGTTTGGCTGGACGAGGAACCCGACCAGGCGGTTTACACCGAGGCGCTCATGCGAACCGCGACCACGGACGGAATCGCGCTTTTGACCTTTACCCCGTTGCTCGGAATGAGCGACGTGGTGAAGTCGTTTCTCGAGCCGAGCGACGAAGCCCAAGCCGTCAAACATACGACTATCGCCACCTGGGACGATGTACCGCACCTGTCGGCGCAGGCGAAAACCGCATTGCTCGCCGCCATCCCGCCGCACCAGCGGGACGCGCGTACGAAGGGCGTACCGAGTCTCGGAGTGGGGCAGATATACCCGATCGCCGAGTCAGATATCACCGTCCCGCGCTTCGATATTCCGAAGCATTGGCCGCGCTGGTTTGGCCTGGACGTCGGCTGGAACCGGACGGCCGCGGTGTGGTTCGCGCTCGATCGCGACACCAGGCGGGCATACATCTATCACGAACACTACAGGGGCAACGCCGAGCCCGCCATCCACGCCCAGGCCATCAAAGCCCCGGGCGACTGGATACCGGGCGTAATCGACCCCGCATCCCTGGGTTCAGGGCAAATCGACGGGCGCCAGCTCATCGAAATGTACCAGGGCCTGGGGCTCGACCTCGAGCCCGCTATCAACAGCGTGGAGACGGGCATCTATGAGGTTTGGAGCGCTCTATCGAGCGGGCAATTGAAGGTTTTCGGCGATCTGGCGAACTGGCTTTCGGAGTTTCGCAAGTATCACCGAGACGAAAAAGGCCGCATAGTCAAACGCGATGACCATGCAATGGATGCTACCCGCTACGGCTGGATGAGCGGGCGCGATCGCGCGCAATCGCCGCCGGTAAAGCAGGAAAACGAATTCGGCGGCAGTTTCGGCAGTAGCCACGGCTGGATGGGGTAAATAGCGCCGCTGCGGGCTCGCGCCGACTACGGGCTTAGTGAAGCTCGACACCGCCGACAGGCCGCAAGACAAACCCACCACGAACCCGGATAAGTCCGAGGACTTTATCGCGACGGCGCGCGCGCGCTTCAAGCTCGCGGCCGAGGCCGAGACTTCCATCCGCGAAGAGGCGCTCGAGGATCTGAAATTCGCCGCCGGCGATCAGTGGCCCGACCAGATCAAAGCCGAGCGGCAAATGGATAACCGGCCGTGTCTCACCATCAACCGGATTCCGCAATTCGTCAGGCAGGTTACCAACGAACAGCGGCAGAACCGGCCGAGCGTTCAGGTCAACCCCGTGGCGGACGGCGCGGACGAAGAAACCGCCGAAGTGCTCCAGGGCGTGATT